TTGGCGGCCAGGCAGGGTTTTACGGGCCCGTCACGAGGCATCGTGGAAGCCATCCGTAACACACCGACGGTGTGAATGTTAAATCGTGCCCCCGGGGATACCGCCCGGTTACACGTTAAAATGCGGGCTAGGTAGTGCGTAAGCCAACGCAGGGTAGCAGCCGCCTGGGTTATACCCGAAGCTAGTGTTGGGCATGTAGCTTGCCCACGTTGAATGACGCCGCGCGGGACCGGTGGGGAGCAGTAATGGGCTCGCCAAGGGTCGCGTTATATATTGCGGCATTCATAGGCATGACGTCTGCGAGGACGCCGTGACGCTGCGTAGAAGCCTCGTGCCACGTGTTGGCACCCGTATTCTTCCTGCTTCTAAAGCAACCGACGGCCGGTATAGCCGGATCCCTATCGTGGTAGGCCACTTAACTAGATTGAAGTCCCTTAATATCGCAACCAACGTTACCATACCGTCTCAATGACAGATGACATACAGAATACTGGATGTGCGTGTGCTGGTATTGCACCACCCGTTGCCGGGGGTGTCGCGGAGAACATTGGGAATAGCATTGACTCATGCGATGTCAGTCCAACTCGGGCTGGAACCTGCAATGGGAATGGTCCAAATGGACTATGGGGGCCTGGCTCGCGTCCTCATCAATCAGAGTCTAGACCAATTCGAGCTACGCCTATTGACCCTGACTTACTTCTCGGATTGGCCAAATTGGGTCATGCAGAAGCATCAATCACCACTGACGCTGTTTTCCCTCGGGGGTCAGCTGAAGTGGTGGAAACCAGCATCGGAGTTGTGCTCAACGATGGTAATGACAGACGTCCAAATGGCCGCGTACTTGAACCACCGTGTGGCGGCCCGCATTGCGAGGAGGAACGTAAGAGCCCTATCGATACACAGGGTCGCGTCGATTCCAGGAAGGCGTATAAGGGGGCGTCGCCCGCGGGCGAGACGCCTCCGCTAGCAGGAACAAAAGCCGGTCTGCAGGTTAAAGGCAGGTCTAATGGGAATCAAAACCAGACCCGCCTGCGCAAGGCTGCCCATAGGGCACCCGGGGCAGGTCAAAGGAAGATGGCCACCAGGGGCTCGAGGGCTGCAGCGGCGGTTGCGTCCTCTGTAGTTGCCTCGCAGCAAGAAGCTGCTGGTTGTTTGGATGCAGCCAAAGAAATTGCAGTAGAGGCGAAGACGGCCGCAGACGCGAAGTCTCCGGCCGAAGTGTTGCCCGAGGTTTCAAGGCGCAAGGAGTTCCCGCCTGTAGTTCTCATCCGGAAACATCAGGGCTACATTGGGTCAGCTGCCATGTGGGTCAGACGTCTATTGGGTGAATACCGCACTGAACCGGATCGAATTACGCCAATTAATGTGTCTTTCAATAAAATGAGGTCCCTGGCTGACAGTATTAGCACGTTTGGTACGAAGACAACCCGGGACGCCCAACCAACATTGCGAGCTAGTATGGTTATAAATGCACTACGCACCTATGTCCGGATTTTTGGAACGAATCATCCCCGTGTAGCTCAGATCGCAACGGACCTGTGGTCTTTTGTGGTGCGCAGTGTCCGCGCGTTGGCTCCCAGGAGCATCAAGGCGTGTTTTTCGGTGGCGAACGACGTGATTGTCTATTGCCTAAAGTGGGTCAGAGTGCTTGTATCTGAGCCAGTTCCTGAGCCAGAAGGGCTCGGTGTGGACATATTGGTGGGGGATGCGCCAGTCGAGCCTGAACCAGTCCCTAAATTGCCGGAGTGGACTGATCCGGACTTGAGCGGCTTATGGACGTGGACGAAGAATTGCTCGTCTGTGGCTGCTCACATGCTCGAATTGGACACAGACCGGAATGGTTACGTCGAGTACGGACGCATTAATCCCCTCGCGTTGTGGAGTGATTCGGTCCAGGACCCAAGGCGCGCCTCAAACCGCGATGTACAGCCAAAAATAAAGAGGCCCACGATTCTGTTGAATTCGTTCGAGAATCACATGACCGGCGAATATCACGAGTTCATCAGCTGTCAGGAGCTGATCGAAGACACGATGACTAATGTCGTGCACCTCAGCGGCAACTTGCCTAACCTCGAAGCGGTGCTCGCCCAAAACTCCCGGTCGATCGCAGCGTGCATGATGATACCGTCGTCCATCTCGGCTGCTGTGCAAGTTGGCTCTATCGAGACATCCATTGCCAGGGCAGCCACTATGCGTGGCGTAGACATCACTGGGGGCCCAAAAAACGTCTATATGGAGGCGGTGGGGAGGTTTGTCCGCGCTGCGGCCGTCACGTTTCTGTTACTTACCTTGGGGTTCCCGGTGTTCACAGCCCTGAAGGCGGTGGTAAAAGAAACCCTCATTCGCCTCCGGTTGATGCGACACGTTGCACGTGCGTTACTTACGCTGATGGATATCGTGCTGGTGACGTACAGTTACCTCTGCTCAAGGACATTAAGCCTGATCTCCAATTCAGGTCCTACAATAGACCGGTCACTCCACCTCGCCCGGTGCAGGTGGCGATCGGTCCTTGGTTTATGAACGTATGCCCGCCGATGCCCGATCCGAACCATGACCCGACCGCGATGTTGGGGGCGTTCGCTCGCATCGGCCGATCTCAAGTAAACAATGACGAAGAAGGCAGAGCATTTTGGCGGAACGTTGTGACTCCGGAGAGGGCACGTTTTTCGCAGTATGTGCAGAACAGGTTGCAGGCGTTTGCCGTGCTACCCGCCGGTCTCGATATTACGGTCGAGGAGTGCCTAAAACACTGTCCGTACACCGAGGAGAGGAAGGCACAAATCCTGAAGCAGTGGAGGGACGACGACGAGGAAATGAAAGAGGATGACGGCGATAATGAGGGTTTCGTCAAGCGCGAGTGGTACATGCTGTTCAAGTTCGCACGCCTCATAAACTCACGCACGGACAAATTCAAGGCGTATAGTGGGCGCTTCTTCAGGCTCATCGAGTCAGAGGTTTATCAAATGAAGGAATTCATCAAGCATGTGCCTGTGACGGATCGTCCTAAGTATATCAAGGACATGTTCGAGGGTTTCAACGTGTTTTACGGTTCGGACTACACGAGTTACGAGAGTTCATTCGACACTGAATTTATGCTAATGTGCGAGTGTGAGATGTATCGGCATTACCTCAAAAACTACCCGGTCCAGGCAGAATACATCATCAGTAAGCTGACTGGACTGAACAAATGCAAGTTCCGAGGTTTCGAGGTACGTGTTCGTGGGGTACGGATGTCGGGAGACATGTGCACATCGCTTGGCAATGGTTTCAGCAACTTAATGATTTTCGAGTACATGTGCATGCGCAGCGGGGTAGAACACCGGGTCGTGGTGGAGGGCGATGATGCTTTGGCCGCGACTTCGGGACCCATCGACGAGACCATTCCCGGTAGGTTAGGGTTCACACTCAAGATCGACAAGTACGACCGCCTCGAAGATGCGTCCTTTTGCGGGATGCTGCTAAGCTCAGAAGGCACGAGGTTCAGCGACCCGAGGAAAAATTTGATCAAGTTCGGCTGGTCGCACTCGGCCTTGGCATTCGGAGGGCTTAAGGTCAGGCTTGGACTACTACGCGCAAAGAGCCTGTCTCTGATGTATGAGAACCCTAGGTGCCCCATCCTGACTGCATTGGCGAACAGAGGGCTGCAACTAACGCAAGGGTACAAGGCCAGGTGGGACCTAGACGCGTACAAGTCAGGGATGCGCGAGCAAATCTTGAGCTCAAGGTCGGCGACGTGTGCTGAGGTCGCCCAAGGCATTAGCGCCACCATCCGGGCAGATTTCGCACGGCTGTTTGACATCACGCCGGATGTTCAGATAGCCATTGAGGAAGAACTGAGCAGACTTCAGCTAGGCTGTAACTATAGCCCGCTGATTGAGTCGCTCTACGCGGCGTACGACGATGTGTACACGTATGCAAGGTTGTATGTACACAAGCAAACAACGCTCGAGAGATCCGCAAGGGTTTCTGGGATCAACGAGCTTATTGTAGCGGGCACGCGCAAGGGCAAATTCTTGACCCGGTGCAGTGTGCCTGCGTTTGGACCTTAAGGTTCAGGGGGTTGTGCAGGGTAATAGCCCAAAACGTTGGTTGATCACCGTAAAATTTTCGTCGCTAACCAAAATGCCGAGAGACTGCACGGCGCTTCCGCTTGCGCGGTTCTTGCACAATGAACAGTCCCATTACACCATGGGGTCCCCGATAGGTGAGGTCAAAGACTTTAGACCATTTAGAATAGCTGGCTATACAAAGCTGCAGCGCACTTCAATGGTGACCGATATCAAGAGATTAAAGCGAGAGAAAAAAGCTGTCAAGAAGACAGCGAAAGCAAAGGCTGCTGCACCAGCTCGAGTAGGCTTGGCGCCAGCCGACAGATTCGACCTGCGGCCGAAGAAGATGAGTGTACCTAAAGGTATCACTAGATCGATGACTAAAGATGGCGCTGATTGGTTCGTCCAGGCGCTAGACCCATGCCATGACTTTGCAAGGTCGATCGAAGGGTATCCAGACATGGACAGCTCAAACACAGTCACGGCAAAGGTGTCATATTCAGCAACCATATCCGCGCCCGCCGCGGTGACCTGGGACTGCCATGTGTTCACCCTGCCCATGTTCAACACGGGCGAAGTTAGGAACGGTACGTACGGTCTGCATGGAGGTTCAATAGGAGAAGGAAGTGCGATCGGACAGGCCTCCGAGACGAGGTTGGGGTTCCTCAATGTGATGTCAGGTCTAACAGGCCAGGCGCTTTTTCCCAACAGCGCCGTCTGGAACCCAACAAACTACGCCACAACGTATCTGCCCGCACTGGCAGACATACAGGACGCCTTGAGCGGTTTCAGCAGGGTGATTGCTGCAGGGTACGAAGTTGTCAACATCACGCCGGAGCTGACAAAGGGAGGACTCATCACCACGTACAAGCAACCACAGCATAACGGAGAAACAGAGATGAAGGCGCAAAGCACTGTGGCTGGCAACCTGTACGACGGAGAGGTGGTGTACAAAGTGATGCGTGCATGCCCCGCAACAGTCTCAGAGGCGTTGAAGATGCCGGGATGCGCACAGTGGCAGGCTAAGGAAGGGTGCTACATGGTTTGCCCTTTCAATTCGTTCGATAATCCACTGAGTCCGCAGACCAACAAGCCGTATGTAATATCCGATTTGGCACCGTCTAACGGTGCTTGGTCAATAGTGCAGCACGGAGTAGGTGCAGCTGCTACGGTCGCGCCGTACTATACTGGTGCGCAGTACGTGCCCATGGATACAGTAGGAGTGTTCCTTACAGGGCTGTCCCCTGAGACGGTCCTCCAGGTTAGGCTGGTCGTGGAGTATGAGAAGGCTCCGGCCCACCAGGACGAGAATGTCCGTTACGCGACGGTCAGTCCGTGTTATGATGTGGAAGCCTTACAGGCGTATGCCGCCATTGTGAGGAACATGCCAATCGGCACGCCGCTCAAGAACAATTGGGGCGGTGCGTGGTTTCAAATGATTCTAGACCAACTAAAGAAGATTGCAGGGCCCATTGCGGGCGCCTTTGGTCTAGGCAGTGTCGTGGACCGAATCCATCAGGGTGGTTCTCAGATCGTGTCGGGGGTATCTCAGTTGGTGCCCCTGTTGCCATAAAACAACAACAAATAGACAAAAGTGGGATCCGTCAATAAAGACGATGTCCTTGTCGGCCTGTGGTAGGCCGCCGCGACCTGTTCAGTCGCGTTCAATCGGATGTACCGAGCCCCAAGGTGGGGTCCAGCCTGACCAGCTGAAGACGCTTCGCGTGGGTGCCTAACAGTGAGCCGCACTGACCCGTAACAGGCTTAACCCGAAAGCCAGGGGTTGCAATGCAGATCTTGTATCAGCAGGCAGCCGGCCGGAATAACAGTAATCTGACTTCGTTATCAGCCTCGGCCGATGACGATGAA